TTACTTGGGCACAAACTTAGTTATATAGGCAGACATCATTTGATCAATGTTAATATCAGATTGTGATTTAGTGTCAATTTTGAACATTCTCAGTGCTTTATCTTCGGCATATTGTTTGGCCTTACCATTTATGGCAACCAACTTATAGTTAAACGGAGGATTTGTTTTGTCTTTATCCTCAGTAACTTTAAATAACAAAAATGGCGATGGATTCTTCTCGGGAATAAAACAGCCTATAGTCCAATTATTAGTGATTTCATCGTGGATACTATTACAGCTGAAATCAGGATTTCTTATCATATTGGCTACAATTGCATCACTAATATTACTTGCCGCACTTGTTACATAATCTGGTATCGCATTTTTATTTCCCTCATCACTTGCTTGTGAGTTGGGCACATCGCAGCCCGCTATAGCAAAACAGGAGAGCGCGATAAAAAATAATTTTTTCATAGAGACCTCGCTTATCAATGTGAGGTCGATGATACATAAATCTATTTAGATGAGAAGCGGTTATAACCAACATCATAGCCCACCCCAAAACCAGACTGATTAGTTTTGGTTCCGACAATTGCCATACCCGGAGGAGCATTATCAAACTTAACCGTAATTTCTCCATTGACGGCTTGAGGTCGGGCTGAGGCTAATGGCACTTTAGAGTTTTGACTACCATCGAGATTTAATATCTCTTTTAACCTCGGTATAAAACCATGGTAACCCCGAGCTTCTTCATCCTTTTTCGCCTTATCAACGACATATTCACCGGGGTTCATCCCTGCGGCTTTAGCTTCTTCACCAATCTCATTCAGCTTATTAAATAAGCTAATCAGCACACCGATCGCGACAACCTGCCCACTGAATTTTAAGAGATTATCCAGCGAACCGGACAAGGCTTTAACCGCAACATTGCCTTTATTGATGCCACTAAGAAATGAGATTAAAAAGCCACCAGCAATATAAACAGCCAGGCCTTGCATTACCCCTTCCAGCCCCCCCACCATATCAACAATAGGCTTTATCTGGTTCCATATATCTTTAAAGACTGGGCCGACGGTATCCCAGTTAGCCACAATTAACCCACCAGCACCGATCAGCAGGGTAAGCAATTTACCTAGCGGTGACATTTTGGTGACGAAATTCATAATACCGATAGCTTTCGTTATTGCCGACACGCCAACGGCCACACCCGCTAAATATAGCCCTAGTTTTAAGGTAGTTTTAATCAGTTCTGGATTAGCTTTAATCAGTTGCCGAATTTGCCCCAAAAATGGCCTTAACTCTTCCGCAGCTTCTACTATTGATGGCAAGAATAAATCACCAATAGAAATACTCGCTGCTGTCAGCTGATTCTTTAATAATTGAACTGCGTTAGCCGTTGTCGCCGCGCGTGACGCATATTCTTTTTGCATCGAACCACTATAAATTTGTGCATCAGTGACTTTATTAAAGTTCTTTTCCAGTAGATCCAGATTTGATAATAAGGGAGTTATCGCCCCTAGTGACTCTTTACCAAATAGCGATGTCATTACTGCAACTTGATCGGCTTTTGGTATTTTTGCTATCGACTTCAAGACTTTTAACATTGCCGCTTTAGAATCTTTCTGCATATCTGCGGCAAGCTGTTTTGGACTAATTCTTAATGACCGGAATACCTTTTTCTGTGATGCGGTTGCAGCCTTGCCTGCTGTAAGCGACAACATAAAGTTTTTAATGCCGGTTGAGGCTATTTCAGACTCTACCCCCATCCCGGCAATAGTGGCCCCCATTGCAGCAATTTCGCCAGATGCCACACCCGCAACTCCACCGAGCGGGCCAATACGAGTGACAATTTCCGATATTTTTGCGGCATTGGCTGGGCCAGTGTTACCCAGATAGTTCACCTTGTCAGCGAGCGTAACCACTTCATTTTGCGTTAGCTTAAATGCGGTTCTCCACTGGGCCATCATCTGGCCAGACTCTTCTGCCGTCTGGTCAAAAGCAATGCCCATTTTCACTGCATCTTCGGCAAAACGAGTCAATTCCTCGCGAGCAATACCTGCCTGCCCACCTGCAGCAACGATCTCACCAATCCCTATAGCGGCCATAGGTAAATTTGACGATAGCTCCAGCACATCATCAGCCATCTGTTTAAACTGCTGCGGGCTGTCAAAATCAACCACTTTACGAACATCGGCCATAGTCGATTCAAAATCCATCGCCTGGCTAATCGGAACAGCAAATGCAGCGGTAATAGCCGCGCCTGCCACTGCCGCGCTGGAGATAATATCTTTAAATTCCCCCTTAAATTTACGCAGATCCTTCTGCATGGTGGTTAGGGTTGGGGATAATTTATTAACGCCGGTGATAATCGCCTTTAATTGAAAACTATCAGACATTTTTTATCTCCAAAGCAATGCGATCGGCCTGCTTCTCCATTTCAATTATCTTGGAAAGTGGGCAGGCCATAATGGTTAAAGGGCTAACTCGCCAAAAATATGCGATGTTGTAAGCGCGGGCAGTGAGCTCTTTTACGCTGCTGAAGTCGTAAAAAAACCGAGTATCTTCATTGATACTGTCATTAGATCTTTAGGTGACATCTGCTTAGCTGAAGAGGGGGGGATATCAGCCATAATAGGCAAATATAGTAAGGTAGATTTTGAATCCATCTTGATTTCACCATCTTTAGTGATAGTGAAAGGCATGCCACAGCTGGATACTTCATCATAGGTCGGTTCACGAAGTTTCAGCTCTTTGACCTTTTCCCCACCCACGGTAATTTCTCTGGTTAGTGTCACAATCATTGATAAAAGCCCTCTTGCCCGTGGAATTCCATATCTACCGTGCCTTCCTCGGCATTATGGTTCGCCTCGCCATGTAGCCAGGCGCTGGAAAGGACATACACCTGACCGTTCGCCAACTCGCTGGTGATGGTCATGGTATCTGCGGAAGTGATCTTGCTAATGGGATAATCTTTCGGGACTTTAAATGTCCCTTTGGTATAGGGAGCGCGGTGAGTCTCTTTGTAATCCACCGAGCCATCCAGCCCGATCACATCGTCTTTCACCGCGGTGTTCATTGGCACCTCAATGCCGCCAGTCAGAGATAATTGCTGACCATCAATTTTAAAAAAGCACGTACCGCCAATTCGGGACATTTAGGCCACCTCTTCGCTATATTGCAGACGGAACTGATTAAGCAGCGCAAACACGCGCAGTTGGTTGACATAATCAGGTGGGAACAGCACATCGAGCCGGTTAGGGTTATCCGCGTTGCGCTCGACAATCAGGTATTGCTTGAACAACTCAAAGTTCTCAACAATGCCCGCGCGCTCTAACTGGCGATAAATGGAGAGCATCTCCCCCTTAATAACCTTCGGCGTGACAATTGCCTGGCCTGCGCCGAAGCGGGTACCATCGTTCGCCAGCTTATGCCGTGGGTACTTGCTGGTGATCACCGATTTCAAGCAACGCAGCACGTAAGCGCTGGTATGCAAGGTTTCACTATCAAGAAAACTGTTATCAGCATTGCCGTAGGTGTTTTTCTGATAGGTGGTGATATCACGCTGAATGCGCAGTACCCCGCCCTCGCTGTAGGCGGTGGCGATACCGTGGGTTAACAGGGATTGCTGCTCGGACAGAATGAAACGCGTACCCACCGGAGCCGGTAATGCGCCATTCAGCAAGCCGGTTTGCGTTGGTCGTGCCGGATCATTACGAATGAACACCGAATTACGCGCTGTTCGCGCCGCGACCAGTTCATCAGTTGCCATCTGTACGCCGGTTTCATACCCGGCAATAGTCAGATGTGGGTCGTTGAATGTGGCCCCAAAAGCCACCAGATCCGACAAATCACCCACTTTCGCGGTATACACATGGCCGTATAACTGCCGCGACCAGCTCCAGCGGCCGGTACCCAACATCATGGAGGGATTACCTCGAGCAAGTTTGGCTACATTATTGCGCCAGCTCTCTGGGGTTCCCTTGGTGGTGTAGCCTTTTGCCGCCGATGAGCGACCATTAAAGAGTACCGGGGTTGCAGGTGCGCCAATCACCGAACCATCCGGCATGATGTATGCCCCGCACTGCCAGCCAGTAGCATTGGCAACCGTCCAAAGCTGCCGCTCTCCACTGCGTTGCAGGTAGTCAGCAAGTATTGCCCGTAATCCACTTTTGGCTGTGATAGATAAACCACCAGCCCGCAGCCGCGACCAGCCTTCCCGCTCACCAATGTCACGCATGGGTAAAGCTTCTGAACGTTTGGAATTGTTACCCTCCGGCGTCCAGGAGAGGATCAGATACCGCTCGTTATCGTCTTCACCTATCCCCGCAACGGATATCGGGTCACTCAGCCAGCTTTCTCTTTCTGTAATATTGCCGTTACTTTTATCCAGTTTGGGTTCAACCCAATACATGCCACCTTTACGCTCATCGACATATGGACGTCTGACATCCTGAGGCTCTGCAACCGGAGGCTCCTCTTCTGCCAAAATATGTGGTTGATATAGAGAATCAGCAAACGCGGTAATACTCGCATCCAGTCCATACTGCTGACGATAATCATCCCAGTCGGCTTTATGGTCTGTCGGTGGTAAGGCAACCCAGCCATTCACAGCGGTAGCCGCTTTCTCAGCAGATTCTTTCCCGATATTCTTTTCACCGGGTTTAAGGTCATTATCAGCAGCAATGATAATTTTCGCATCAGGCCAACGTTCCCGGCTGGCTTTCGCTATATGGATCAGGTTCCCTTCATCAATAGCGGCCAGCACAACCCCATCACTCAGTAACGAAACTGTAACGCCGGTTGCGTTACCCTCAGCAATTAACACCGTTACAACCAGCTCATCATTCAGTACAGTTGGAAGTCTCACTGGAATGAATGAACCTTTCTTGATGGTGCCGGATATCAGTCGTTTGGTACCATCAGGCTTAATCACTTGCGCACCCGTTACTACACCCTCCATTGTTTGCAGTACCAGCAGCAAAGAACCGTCACTCAATAGGGCTTTAGAGGGGCTTGAAAGCCCCTTATTAAGTAGGTACTGAGATTCGCCAGGTACCGTTTTCGCCACCAGCTCCGCAACCTTATCCGCTATTGGGATACCGGGTTGTACCGGCTGTTTTACATATTTAGCAGGCACCGGCGCAGGCACTCGTGAATCTGGGTCCATTCCCAATGCGTCTGCTACCATGATTGCCGCCTCAGTGGATGTGCATTGCTTAACTTTCTGTACCAGCTCAAGCCCATCACCGGCACCACACTGATTACAGAAATGGGTCCCACGTCCATCCTGATCATCAAATCGGAATCTGTCTTTTCCACCACATGCCGGACAAGCAGAATGGTCGCGAGGTCGTTCCGGTACATCAATACCGAGATAACCAAGAATATCGCGCCAACGGTTGGTAGCCTGAGCCGTAACTTCACGGATCATGTCGATGGATGGTTTCATGCTGCACCGTCCTGACTGAATACCAGCCCATGCCGGTTATCGTGAGGATTAGCCAAAGTCTCTACGACTGTAGCCTTCATGACTTCCGTCATTATCTCGACGCCGTGCGGTGTCAATTTACTGTTATCTTTACTCAGCATCTGAGTGTAGGTTTCCACAAGAATTCGTGAGCCGTCATTACGCCCGAATTCCTGAAAACAAAGCACTTCCAGAGAATGTATTAGGCAATTACAAACTGCGGCCTCGGTTAAATTCTCAAGAACAACAATCTTTCTAGAATTAATAATGACATTGGCAATAGATTCGCCTCTATTTCGTTTCTGACAATAAGCGATAAATGCCACTGCAATATGTTTACGATTTAATTCGATTGAATGATTCAGGTTCGTCATAAATATATCCTTTCCTTTCATCAGGCCGAGCGAGTCCCCAGCCTGATGGCTGTTATTTTTGAGATGTTGGAATGCTAACTAATTAAATACAGGGCATTTAGCTACTGACTTTATCAAGGCGTCCCATTTTGTACGGCCTCCCGCTCAAGCAAATGAACTGCCACAGGCCCAGCGAGATCCAATGCAAGGCTTAGTAATTCCTTTTCGTCAGTAGTATCTAATTCAACATTGGATTCAAACATCAACAGCAAGAGAGCATTTAATTGACCCGCCTTATGCGTGGCAATATCCAGAGGTACTGATTCATTGGCTTTCATGGTTATGCTCTCCCGATAAAGGTAAATTCAGTAACGAACCGTGCCAGCGGCATAATGCAGGGCGATGAATATCCGTCACGGCTAAAGGTAACGCGATTAAAGGCAACGGAATCGACAGTGACCAATGAGCCATGACTGTCTTTGTAACGATCATTTGGCAGCGGTTCGCGCATAATTCACCCCCTCGATATTTTTCGCCGCTTTTTCAGCTCGTTCCTGGGCGATCCAAAGAAGTTCGTAACCCGTGTCGTTACCGTCCTCACTACCAATCATCATTGAACTGACTTTTAAAATCGAAGCGATTTCATTAAGAAGGTCAGATACTTCACAGGGAGCTAATTTAGCCATGAGTCCCCCCCATAACATCGGACAGATTGATGCTATGTACTGCCAGCCATGCTTCGCGAGGCCATGATTTTACAGAGCCATACTGTGGATCCGGCACAATCTCAGGTTTAAAGCCATTTTCAAGACACCATTTTCGCAATGGATGCCACGCAAACTTCTGATGAGTCACATTTTCTACAGCTTTCACCGTGGCATGCTTTTTACTTTCCCCCAGCCGTTCTTCCAGTACACGACATTTGCGAGTCGCGGCACTTAGTTTGCCGAGAGCGCTGGCTTCACGTTTACGGCTAATCTGACCTTTGGCGCGAACAGCTTTATCGGCGCGTTGCTTTTCAGCTAAGCGGCCTTGCTCGGAGTCGATAGCCAGTTGAAGGATTTCCAGACGACTGAGGTCGGGAATGGTTGCAGGTGCTGGCAATGCATCCCGTCGGGAGAAGTAAAACTCAGTGAGGTCGTTGAAGTAGTCCCAAGCCTGATCCGTTTCTAACATCTTCGCGTGATTGGCCGCACCGCGCTCAGTCCAGAGCATAAGTGAGCGAGTTTTTGGTGAGATTTGCAGTTCGCTTAAAACTAGTCGCAAATTGTTGAGTTCAGTACCAACCACTTTGAAGAAGTGCTTACCCTCAACAAAACGGGATTTATTTTCATGGTGGTTTTGCTGAATACGGATCACCGTTGTGCCATACCCAGCCGCCAGTTGCTCAGTAGTTGCCACACGCTGACCGCGATATTCGATAATCTGTAAATTTTTGGCCGCTACCGGAGCCAACTCAGTTTTTTTAGACATTGCACACCCCCTGCTCATTTTTCGCGTCATGCTCTTCAAACCGTACGATGTTATGTACCGCCTCAGCCCACCAATACACCTGCAATCGTTGCTGCTCGTTCTCAATCAGAGGAATAACGACTGTCAACAAATGAAGCAGACCTGCTTTGACGCGTAATAAACGAGTGCGGGATACATTCTCGCTGGTGTCAGGGATTGGCTTACCACGGCTGCCCATCAGTTCAGCAATCAGGGCTTGAGTTTCTTTGTATGAAGGTGGGTAGATATCATCCTCATCAAGGAGCTGCATGATGCTGGTGATCTGAATGTTGCTTAACCGGCGCTCTGTAGCCCCCAAGAGAACAGTAGCTGATGCTTTATCAAGGCTTTCAGCTTCACCACGCCATGACAGTTTGAGAGCACCACCAGCAGCGTCTAATGCGCTAAATTCAACACGGTATTTTTTAAGCATTGCATACCCCCTGTGCAGGAATACGACCAGCAAAGGAAAGTACGAACTGACCGGCCAGAGTGCGACGGGCATCTTGTTCAGAATGGGCAGTGACTGATTCACGGTGCGGCTTGGCGTTCAGGTCAGAACGGCACACTGCGAGAAAGAGATACTGAAATTTAGGGCGAGTTTGGGTACTATGTTGTAATGCCATAGTGTAAGCCTCATTTACATTGTGGTTAGAGGCCCAGAGTGGACTGCCATCCTTCTGGGCTTCGCTATTTTCATACCTTAACATAGTCAAGGTGGAGTCCACTTTAGAGCTAAGGTGGAGGCACGTCAAGAGTTTTACTGAATTGTTTTTTGTGTATACTGTCCTCCACCAATAAAGGGAGATTTCAGCTGTGGCAACGAAAGCGATTAACGCAAAATCACAAAAGGTGCAGGCACGTGCTCCACATGAAGTGGTTGAAGCAATGGAGTTAGTGAAAGAAGATGGTGAGACTACAGGACAGTTTATTGTCACTGCCATGCAAAGTGAGATCAAACGCCGCCAGCGCAAAAAGGCCAAGGCCGAACCATCTGAGTAACCCAGAAGGGTAGCATTCACAGTGCTACCCTTTTCTTTGCCTGAACCCGAATACTGTTCGTGTTTGGTTACCCGACTTACGCCAATGGCGCTCTTCGAAAGAATCAATGAGTTGAGTGATGTTTGTAAGTAACCGAAAGTCTCCTGCAAAGTTTTTTGCAACTGACCCGAAATTACGGGGTTAGTATGCGACTCGCTCAAAGATAGTCGGTTCAGGGTGGCTGCTTGAGTTATGGGCATCATGCCACCACCTCCACACGCAGACCTTTAGCTGTGTAGCCCTGAACCTGTTTACCATTCACACGAACCCGCTTTTTAGTCAGTAAGCGGATGTGGTCACCGTACACATGAAGTAATTTCCCATCTAAAGCGACCTCGTTATAACCATATCGAGGCCTGTGTGACACCTGCACAAATGGGCTGCAAGCCTTGCTACTAGAGGGAACTGCTGGACATACCCCCTTATCATTGCCAGTTACACGATACAGCCAGAAACTCTCCTTCTTCCCTGTCAGCTTTCGCGTACGAACCGGCACATAACCAGCTTTGTGCATGGCTACACTGAACGCTGAATCATCAGGGTAATACTGGCGACGAATAATAGCAGGTACTGAAATAGCGAAACTTTGCTTAGTCCAATACTCTGTCCACTGGCTAACAAACTCGATAGGCAAGCCATTAACATTAATACCGCTGAGTACGATTTTAGGCTGAGTTTGGCCGCTGCCAATTAAGGCATTTAATTTTTTCATGTTTAATTACCCTTCGTTAAATCTTTTAGTATCTGTAGCGACGGAAATAAAATGCTGGATTAAACCTAACGCAAATACACGCAACAAATGCACACCCTATATGCTTAATTAGGCGACATCCTTGCGGGATTCAGCAATACGTTGGTTGATCCACTCGTCAATCTCGCTTTCAACGAAGGCAATAGAACGGGTACCGATTTTAATGGAGGAAGGGAAGCGATTCTGGCTGATAAGACGGTAAAGCCAAGCTTTACTGTAACCAGTTCGGCGTTGGACTTCTGATAAGCGGATAAGTGATTGTGGTACTTGCGGCATGTAGCCCCCTGTTTACGTTAAAATAACAAGGGGGATTAAAAACTTTTAATGTGCAGATAGCATTGCAAGCAAAAATGTAAAAACAAAATGCAAAACTAACCAATTGATTTATTTAATGAATTTGCCTTTGCAAAAATCCCATTAATTGTGCGTTCTCCTATCCCCTTAATTTTTTTATCGCTGATAGAAGCAGCTAAATCACCTTGAGTCCATTTTTTTGCTTTTGAAGTAACCAAATCCAGCATGTTGGCAACTAAAAGCAAATACTGAATATCAGTAAATTCTTCAGAATCATCACTTAAAGATTGCTCAAATTCCGATAAATTTTTTGGTCTTACACCTATTTCATATCCTTCAGGGAGTCCACCCGCTGGAAAATAGTCTCCACCATGAAGTTTTAATGTCTTATCCTTTCTACGATTTCTATTTTTTTTAACTATTTCTTCATCAAAACGTTCCAAGAGATTAATAAGATCTCCATTCTCATCCTTTAAAAAAACACCATCTAAATTAACCATCTCAGGAGCTTCTTTACCTCTATTTATCTCATACAAAAATTCGATATCAAGTCTTTCTGCTCCTATCATGGGTAGATCATACAAAACATCATCAAGATAGTATAAATCTCCTATGCTTTTTCTAGATGAGAACATTATTTTTTCAGAGAAAAACTCAAAAGTAGACTCTTCCTCCGAAGAAAATCTATCGGCATAATCCTTAATATAATCAAGATACTTGATATATATATATTGATCCACATCGGATAATTCTTTTATTTCCTTTGGAACTGATTTTAACTTTTCTATATATTCATTATTTGAATCAAACCCTGATAATTTAAAAAATGCATATTGCTTTTTAAGCTCCTCAGAGTATTTAATTAATTTGTCTTCTTTTTTTATTCCGACATGCTTTGCGCTATAAGGTAATCTAACAGTAAGAACCAAATGACCTTCAAGCCCAAATTCCAGTAAATCTAAAATGGTCACCTTCTCTTCCAGAACTGAAGATAATCTTAATGCTGCTTCGTCTAAAGATAACCATTTTTTTACTTTTAATAATTTACTTTTTAGCATATATCTACTGCTCCTCTAGATGTTAGAGATTTTGCCAGTCAGCAGGTATGTACTTGTTTTCTGGACTAGGCATAGCCTTATTCTCTTGAGGTCTACTATAAATCACCACTGTATACTCGTCCAGCACCTACCCCACCGATGCACAGCATCACTTCACATTTTCACATCAAACTGTGGTGAACAATTTCGGCTTATTGATGGCAGATTTAGGGTGACTTAACTGAGAGAAAGCCAATTTTGCGGGGGATAACGTGAATAGGGTCGGTTCAAACGGCCTAAAGTCGGTTCAGGGTCGGTTCAAAAAATGAATTAATTAACCTATAAATCAACCAACTAAAATATTGAACCGACTGAACCTACTGAACCGACCCTTTTTTATTCCTCACGGAAGAATTTTACCTAATCACTAAACTTTTGACTGACGTTCCAGGCTATCCATATAGTCGGCATACCACTGAAGCATTTCTCGACGACCATCCAGATACTGGGCGTGATTGTAGGTACCACGAATGCTGTTTTTATCCACGTGTGCCAACTGTGTTTCTATCCACGCAGTATTAAACCCCTGCTCATGTAAAATGGTACTCATAGTGTGACGGAAACCGTGACCAGTGGCTTTACCATGATAACCAATACGTTTTATGACCTGATTAATACTGGCTTCGCTCATTGGCTTTAAGCTGTCATTACGACCGGGGAATACCAGTTTAAATCGCCCAGTAATCTCATGTAATTGATGCAGTAATGCCAAAACTTGCTCTGACAAGGGAACCAAGTGAGGACGACGCATTTTCATTCTGGCGGTGGGAACTTCCCAGACGGCTTTGTCCAAGTCAAATTCTAGCCACTCAGCAGCCCGTAGTTCAGTTGTACGAACACCAGTAAGCATAAGTAGCCGTGTTGCTATTCGAGTGACTGTGCTGCCGCTATAGGCATTGAGAGCGTTAAGGTATGCGGGAAGTTCGTTAGCTAAGAGGTGGGGGTAATGCGTATGCTTCTGAACAGCCAGAGCGCCAGCTAGTTCACTTGCTGGATTGTTCTCTGCCCTGCCGGTTACGATTGCATAACGGAAGGTTTGGCTGCATGCCTGACGGATTTTACGCATCTTATCGAGGACTCCACGCTCTTCTAATTTGCGTAGGGTTTCGAGAATTTCTAGAGGTTTGATTTCGGCAACTGGACGTTTGCCAACGTAAGGGAAGATGTCTTTTTCGAATGACTCCATTAAATCTTCAGCATAACCTTTGGACCAATTGGCCCTTTTGTAGGCATGCCATTCTCTGGCTAGAGCTTCGAACGTGTTATCAATGCTGACTTTTCTGGTTTGTTTTTCTACTTTCTTTTCTTCACCAGGGTCGCCGCCCACTGCAAGTATACGCTTTGCCTCATCTCTTTTTGCTCTGGCTTCAGCAAGAGTGATATCAGGATAGACCCCAAATGCTAGCAATTTTTCTTTACCGGCGATCCGATACTTCAGCCGCCAGCAACGTGAACCAGTAGTTTTTACTAACAAAAATAATCCACCTCCATCAGATAGCTTATAGGGCTTCTCTTTTGCCTTTGCAGTATCGACCTGTCGGGCGTTCAGTTTCAT